TGTTTGGTGGCATGTGTACCGTGATAAATACTATGCCGTTTACAACTCAATTGATGATTTGTGCAACCGTCTCAAGGAGATGAAGGAGGAATGAAATGACTGCATTTGATTTCAGCGGCTTTGCCCCTGTGTCAGTTAAACGCGAAGGGGATATCGTCAATCCAGATGACCTGACTTGGGAATGCAATCTTGACCAATGTCAGCAATGCCGAGCCAAGTACGACAAGTGGAAACACAAGTACATGGAGCAAGAGCAACGGTATGCGGCAGCGCGAGCAGCGCGGAGCAAGGAGGAATGAAATGCCCCGAGTGCGGAACATGGACAGAAGTGCTGGAGTCGGTCTTACGGAAAGATGGATCGCGCCGCCGTCGCTACCAGTGCGCGAACATGCACAGGTTCAACACGGAGGAAAGGATCGTCCCTGGCCGTTCCTCTACAGCTACAAAGGCGACACCGTCATCGTCAACACCGGACCAACAAAAACCAAGTACCAAGAAGCCGACATAGGAGAAGCGTTGCTGTGAGCGCAAACGAAACCCAAGTGGGGGGAACTCACTATAAACAGTTTCAATACGAAACTTGGGATGTCATTCTTGATTGGCAGTTGGGCTACCTCGACGGCAACGCCGTGAAGTACCTCTCACGCTGGCGGCACAAGGGCGGTGTGCAAGACCTGCAAAAGGCTTTGCACTACATTCAAAAACTAATTGAAGTTGAAACGGGGAAACAGAATGGATCTGATAACAATAGACTTTGAGACGTACTATGACAGGGAGTTCAGCTTATCCAAACTTACCACAGAGGAGTACGTTCGTGACCCTCGTTTTGAAGTCATTGGCATAGGCATCAAAATAAACGACGGAGAACTTGAGTGGGCCAGCGGTACGGACTACCAACTCAAAGAATGGTTGGAGCAGTTTGACTGGGCGAACTCTATGGTGTTGGCACACAACACCATGTTTGATGGTGCGATCCTGAATTGGCGGTTTGGGGTTGACCCTGCGTTATGGCTGGACACCCTGTGCATGGGGCGTGCGCTGCATGGAGTCGAAGTCAGTGGGTCGCTTGCTGCTTTGGCCGAGCGGGAAAAACTGGGCAAGAAGGGCACCGAGGTACTGAACGCTTTGGGTATGCACCGTGCGGACTTCTCCCAAGAAAGATTGGCTGCGTATGGGGACTACTGCCTCAACGATGTAAATCTGACGTACAAACTGTTCCAGAAGTTCCTGCCGCAATTCCCCAAGAAAGAACTGAAACTCATAGACACCACGCTGCGGATGTTCCTCAACCCCGTTTTACGGCTGGACAGAACCCTGCTGACTGAGCACCTTGAGGATGTGCGGGGCCGAAAGCAACGGCTGCTGGAGGAGTGCGGGGCGCAGACAGATGACCTGATGAGCAACCTGAAGTTTGCGGAGTTGCTGCGGGACCTGGGTGTGGAGCCGCCGATGAAGATCAGCCCGACCACGGGTAAGCAAACGCTGGCGCTGGCAAAGAACGATGAAGCGTTTTTGCGCTTGACTGAGCACCCGGATTGGCGGGTACAGGGGTTGGTGGCTGCACGCTTAGGGTTGAAGTCCACTCTGGAAGAGACCCGCACGGAAAGGTTCCTGGCCATCGAGTCACGCGGATTGTTGCCTGTACCAATCAAGTATTACGCAGCGCACACGGGGCGGTTTGGCGGCGACGACAAAATCAACTTGCAGAACCTACCAAGTCGGGGTGACAACGCAGGCAAACTCAAGAAGGCGATCCTGGCCCCTGAGGGGTACAGCATCATTGACTCGGACTCTTCACAGATCGAAGCCCGTGTGCTGGCATGGTTGGCGGGGCAGGAGGACCTGATCCAGGCGTTTGCCAACAAGGAGGATGTCTACAAGAAGATGGCGTCCCAGATTTACGGTAAACCCGAGGAGGAAGTTACCAAATCTGAAAGGTTTGTGGGCAAAACTACCATCCTTGGTGCCGGGTACGGCATGGGGGCAATCAAGTTCCAGGCGCAGCTAAAGACGTTTGGTGTAGCCGTGGAGATTGAAGAGGCACGACGCATTGTGGATGTGTACCGCAAGACCAACCCGCAGATCACCGCCTTATGGCGGCAGGCTCAGACAATGTTGGTTGCCATGTCCCGCACCGAACCCGCTGGTCTGGGCAAGAAGGGGGTGTTACATATCGCCCCCAGAGACTCCGCGATCATCCTACCCAACGGGCTGATGATGCGGTACGATGACCTACAGATCCATGAAGGTGAGAAGGGGGCCGAGTTCTCTTATCGCACCCGCAAAGGACGTACCCGGATATACGGGGGGAAAGTTATTGAGAACGTGTGTCAAGCACTGGCACGCTGTATCATCGGGGAGCAGATGATGCAAATCGGCAAGCGGTACAAAGTCGTGCTGACCGTACACGATGCGATTGCTTGTGTCTGCAAGGATGAAGAAGTGCAAGAAGCGCAAGCCTACGTGGAAGCGTGTATGCGCTGGACCCCGAAGTGGGCCGAAGGACTTCCGTTGAACTGTGAAAGTGGAGTTGGGAAAAGTTATGGCGACTGCTGACGATATCGTTGATTACGCGATGCCTTTGATGAACATTGAGCGCATGGCAAAAGAAATTTACAACGAATGCTTGGCCGATCAACTACGCAACGCAGAAGAGATTGTGTTGAAGTTGGGGGTGGAGGTGCGGGTTCTGCAAGCCACCCTTGCGATCATGCAGAGCAAGGAAACGATGCGATGAATGAGGCCCGGTGGTCGTACAGCAGCCTCAAGATGTTTGAGCAGTGCCCCCGCAAGTACTTTCACCTGCGGGTTGCAAAGGATTTCAAGGAGCCCGAATCTGAAGCCATGATGTACGGCACCCGGTTCCATACCGCAGCCGAGGAATATATAAAAGAGGGAAAACCCTTACCCCAGTATTTTGCTTTCGTAAAAGATGCTCTGGACAACTTGAAGCGGTTGCCGGGGGAGAAGTACTGCGAATACGAGATGGGCATCACAGAGGACTTGCAGCCGTGCGGGTTCCGTGATCCGAACGTATGGTTCAGAGGTATTGCCGACCTGTTGGTGGTGGACCGGGCAGCAGGTGAAGCACGTGTGCTGGACTACAAGACAGGCAAGTCTGCCAAGTACGCGGACCCGGATCAATTAGAGTTGATGTCGCTGTGCGTGTTTAAGCATTTCCCAGAAATCAAGAAGGTGAAGTCTGGACTGCTGTTCGTGATCTGCAACGCCTTCGTCAAAAGCAAATGCGAAGCAACGCAGCAAGAAGTTCTTTGGAAGAAGTGGACAGACAAGCACAACAAACTAAAATTTGCTCTTGACCACGATGTGTGGAACCCAAAACCATCAGGGTTATGCAAAAAGCACTGCGTGGTCACCTCGTGCCCACACAACGGAAGGAACTGACATGCCGTACACCAAGTCTCCTCGGCCATACAAACATGAGTATGAGATGCAGCAGAAGCGTGGAGAGCATGAGGACCGCATGGAGCGGCAGCGGGCTCGGCGGGCGTTGGACAAGAAGGGGGTGAACCGCAAAGGCAAGGATGTGTCCCACGTGAAGGCCCTGGCCCAAGGCGGAACGAACTCTGATGGCTACAGGCTGGAATCTCGCGCCAAAAATCGCAGCCGCAACCTGCACCACAAGGGTGAAAACAAGGGCTAACCCTAGTTGACTTGGGCGTGCCCCGTGCCTACACTTGGGGGGTCCCGCAGTTGCCACTTCGGGTTTGCATGATCACAAAGTGATGCCTCCGTAAGGTGTGGGTGGGGGGCATCGGCCTGGAGCAATTCAGGTAAGTAACTACACCAGTCAGCACGGACGGTACGCTTTCTCCATCCGGGAACTGACAGGCAGACGGCAGAACAGAGACCCTGTTCTGCCTGTTTTGCCATATCCAAACACATTACATAACACGAGAGCAATGGAAGTCATCAACAACAAAGCGTTATTGCTGAACCTACGAGAACCCCACCGGGTCACCTCGGTGATCCCCAAAAGCAAAGTGGTGGGGCAGCATCAAGTCGTGGTGCATTGGGGGCTGGATGAAGCACAAGTTTTGAAGAACCTGCGCATCAAAAACATCCCGTCCCCCATCCTGCGTGACTATGATTGGCCTGGACTGCACAAACCGTTCGACCACCAGAAGACCACGGCATCGTTCCTCACCCTGCACAAGCGTGCGTTTTGCCTCAGTGAGCAGGGCACCGGCAAGACAGGCAGCGTCATATGGGCAGCGGACTACTTGATGCGGCAGGGCCGAATCCGTCGCGTGCTGGTGATCTGCCCGCTGTCCATCATGGACTCGGCATGGCGGGCGGACCTGTTCAAGTTCGCCATGCACCGGCAAGTGGACATCGCCCACGGCAGCGCAGAAAAGCGGCGTGAGGTCATCAACGGCACCGCAGAGTTTGTCATCATCAACTACGACGGTGTAGAGGTGGTGTCTAAAGACATCGAAAGGGCAGGGTTTGACCTGATTGTGGTAGACGAGGCGAATGCGTACAAGAACGCACAGACCAAACGCTGGAAGACCTTGAACGCACTGCTGCGCCCCGATACGTTGTTGTGGATGATGACCGGCACCCCCGCTGCTCAATCCCCTGCCGATGCTTACGGATTGGCAAAACTGGTCAACCCAAGCAATGTGCCGAGGTTCTTCAGCACGTTCAAGGACATGGTGCTGTACAAAGTAGGGCAGTTCCGGTGGGCACCTAAACCTTCGTCTACACAAACGGTTTACAAGGTGTTGCAGCCTGCGATCAGGTTTACCAAAGCCGAGTGCCTTGATTTGCCGGAGATGACCTATGTGAACCGTCAGGTGGCGTTGACCGCGCAGCAGGAGAAGTACTACAAGCTGATGAAGAAGCAGATGATCATTGAAGCCGGGGGCGAAGAGATCACTGCGGTCAACGCGGCTGTCAACCTGAGCAAACTGCTGCAACTGTCATGTGGTGCGGTGTACTCCGACAGCGGAGATACCATTGAGTTTGACATCAAAAACCGTTATGCAGTGCTCAAGGAAGTCATCGACGAAACAGACAAGAAAGTTTTGGTGTTTGCGCCGTTCAAGAACGCCATTGAACTCATCACCAACAAGTTGCGGGCGGATGGCTACGAAACAGAGGTCATTCAAGGAGATGTCTCTGCCGGGAAACGGGCTGAGATCTTCCGCAATTTCCAAGAAACTCCGTCACCTAGAGTGCTGGTCATACAGCCTCAGGCGGCATCACACGGGGTCACGTTGACCGCAGCCGATACGGTTGTCTGGTGGGGTCCTACAAGCTCCCTGGAGACCTACGAGCAGGCCAACGCCCGCGTGCATAGAGCAGGGCAAAGGCACCCGACCACAGTCGTCAGACTGATCGGGTCCAATGCAGAGCGGCATGTGTACCAAATGCTTGACACTAAAAAAGACGTACACACACAAGTAGTTGACTTGTACAAGAGGTTACTTGACTAACCCACAAGACGCTACTACACTTCATTTCCCACAACAAGGAGTAACGAGATGACTGATACGGTTGTAACGACCGGGGAGTCTGTCCCCCTGGAAAAGTTGGTCCGCGTGTACATCAAGATGCGCGGTGCCAAGGACAAGATCACCAAGGACTACGAGTCCCAGATCGAAAAGATTGAGTCCGACATGCAGACCATCAAGCAGGCGCTGCTGGGGTACTGCAAAGAGCACAACGTCGAAAGCGTCCGCACCAAGGAAGGCACCTTCTTCCGCAACATCAAGAAGCGGTACTGGACGAACGATTGGGAGGCGATGGGTAAGTTTGTTGTTGAGAACAACGTGCCCGAGTTGTTGGAAAAGCGTTTGCACCAGTCCAACACCCAGAACTTTTTGGAGCAAAACCCCGATCTGCTGCCACCGGGGCTGAATGTGGACAGCGAATTCACCATCACCATCAGGAGAGCCTAATGGCCGACGACAAGTACACCACCATAGAACAAGCAGCAGAGAACTACCAAGTGTCGGTATCCACATTCCGATCCTGGGTACGCACTGGCGTGATCCCCCCGTCAAGTTACATCAAGGTGGGCAGGACGTTCCGCTTCAAGATCAGTGAAGTGGACGCCGCTTTGCGGGAGTACAACAACCGCAAGAACGCCAAGATGCAGCCCGATACCAACCCCACCCCTGACCAAGACATCTGACCACGAAGGAGAGACACATGAGCGAATTGGCACTTTTCAAAGGCGGACTTCCTGCACACCTGATTGCGTTGGAGGAAGACGAAACCACAAATACCCTGGCCGGGGGCGAACTCGGACAACGCAGGGTCAGCATCAAGGGCGGTGTATTCCGCGAAATGATCGGCTCCAAGGAGTACCGCACTTCTGAAGAACGGTCTATGGGCGTGATCATCATCAAGGCCGCACCGAGCGTACACCGTACTTTCTTTGAAGGTGCGTATGTGGAGGGGCAAAACGCATCACCCACCTGCTGGTCGTCCAATTCGCAAACCCCCGATGCGTCTGTGCCGGAAGATCAACGGCAAGCATCCAAGTGCATGGACTGCCCCCAAAACGTCAAGGGCTCCGGGCAAGGGGATAGCCGAGCCTGCCGGTATCAGCAGCGTATTGCTGTGTTGCTGGAAGGTGAGGTGGAAAAGCGTGAGGTGTACCAAGTAGTGCTGCCCCCCACTTCCGTGTTTGGTGACGGTGAGAAGGGTAAGTTGCCGCTACAGGCTTACGCCAAGCACCTCAAGGCACACCGCACCCCGATTGCCGGGGTGATCACGGAGATGCGGTTCGACACTGCAAGCCCCACACCAAAGTTGGTGTTCAAGCCAGTGCGCCCGATCACTGAAGAAGAGTTGGATGTGGTGCGGGACATGCGTGATTCGGTGGAGGCCGAGGAAGCGGTCAAACTGACAGTGGCCCCGTCCAAGCCGAAGGAAGCCCTGTTTGAGGAGAAGCCTGCTGCCAAACCTGCGGCAAAGCCTGCACCAAAAGCCAAGGCCGAACCTGCCCCGGAGGTGGGGGAAGACGAGCCCCCGGTGGAAGCACCCAAGAAGGCGGCGTCCAAGAAGCCTGAGCCTGCTTCTGCCAGCCTGGAAAGCCTTGTGGATGGGTGGGATGACGAGTAAGTAGCCTGAGATAGGGGGCGGCATCCCCGCCCCCTTTGCTATACGTTCGTCAACTCATCATCCACGGGTATGCAAACAAAAGACTTTCTCAATGCAGCCCTTGGGGGAGATGGATACGTCTGCGTGTTTGGTGCGAATCCGGCAAAGAAGCGCATCATCCAAAAACTGTATCCAACCATAGATGCTGCGTGCGCGGCGGCTGACAACCTGAAGGATGAGGGCTTCGATGCCTACTTTGGATTGGCAACCTATCAAACAGACAAATCGCGGAGGGCAGACAATGCCAAGCACCTGAAATGCTTTTTCCTTGACATCGACTGCGGCCCCCACAAGTCGGAAATTGAAGGTTACCCCGGAGGTCAGCAGGACGGGATTGCTGCGCTGCAACGGTTTTGTAAGGCTGTGGGGCTCCCGAGGCCAACGCTGATCAACTCAGGGCGTGGCATTCATGTGTATTGGTTCCTCACCGAACCTGTGGCCCCCCAGGAGTGGGTGCCCACCGCAGAGCGGCTGAAGTCTCTGTGCGTAGAGCACAACCTTGTGGCTGACCCTGCGGTGACCGCAGATGTCGCACGGGTGTTGCGGGTCCCCGGTACGTTGAACTTCAAGGACGACCCGGCAAAGCCGGTTGAAATTATTGGTGAGCTACGTGAGCCACTGACGTTTGATAAGTTCAAAACCATTTTAGGTGTACGACAGAAACCGCTCACTAACGCGACATTACCCCTTGACGACGATGTTGCCTCTGCGCTGCTGGGGAACTACAAGAACGTCTTCAAAACGATTCTGATGAAGACCGCAGGGGGGCGGGGTTGCGCCCAACTGCAAACCATCATTGAGGATCAGGAGAGCGTTTCTGAACCGCTGTGGCGGGGCGGGCTGTCAATCGCCAAGTTTTGTGTGGATGCGGACAAGGCAGCGCACAAGATTTCCAGCAAGCACCCTGATTACGACCCTGACGAGACCGCAAGAAAACTAGAGCAGATCAAAGGCCCCTACACGTGTGAGACATTTGACAAACTGAACCCCGGCATCTGCGCCAAATGCCCCAACAAGGGCAAGATCAAAAGCCCGATTGTGCTTGGGCGTGAAGTACAAGAAGCATCAGAAGAAGACAACGTGGTCGAGGACGTTCCTCAGGCCATACCATCAGCAGGGAAACAAACTTATGTGATCCCCACCTATCCGGCTCCGTACTTCCGGGGTATCAAGGGTGGGGTGTTCATGCGCAAGAAAGACAAGGAAGGGGATACCGTTGAAGTCCCCATATATCACAACGATCTGTATGTACTACGGAGGATGACCGATCCAGAGATTGGTGAGTCTGCAATCATTCGACTGCATCTACCCAAAGACGGAGTGCGGGAGTTCACCATCCCTTTGGCATCAATGCTGTCAAAAGATGAATTCCGTAAGTACATGGCGATGAACGGTGTCGCCGTAATGAATATGGAAGGGCTTATGACATACACCACAAAATGGGTGAACAAACTTCAGTCTGAAGTTGAAGCGGATGTGGCACGGCGGCAATTCGGTTGGACTAACTCCGACATGATGGCCTTTGTGGCGGGGGCAAAAGAGATCCTTGCAGACCGGATCGAACCCAACCCCCCATCAAGCCGCACCGCGCTGGTCATTGGGGGATTCCAGTCCAAAGG